CCATATGATGTATGTAATATCAAATCCTCCAGAACCCTCACCGAATATTGAAATTTCTTTTCCTTTCCCTTCTTCCCCTATATGAATAACCGGACCAATTCCCTGCTGAAAATTAGAATACATTTCAACAGGGAAAGTATCCCAGTCAGAAAAGTAACATTGGTGTTCTTTGCAATAGCCACTTTCAAATATTTCTATCACCATATTGGTGTCTATTGCTAATAGATGGTCTGGGGCAAAATCTCTATAAAGAGCATTACAGCCATAAGTTCTACCATTCAAAGAATTTAAATCAACACCTTTTCGACTTTCTCCATTTCCGATCACAAAAACATTCATCACAATTTTATCCTACTAAAATTATTCTTCTTCTCAAACATAATATGATTGCTAAACTTATCTGTCATTGTATCAGATTTGTGACTAATTACAAATATATTTGCCCGATTTCCGAAAGTTGTTAGAAGTTTCAGAAACTCCTCTGTTCCAACTGAGTCCAATGATGAATCAAACACTTCATCCAATATCAGCAAGTTACAATTCACACTGTTCTTCAATCTGGCTACCTCTCTCCACGCCAATAGCAAAGACAAGTCAATCCGCAATCGTTCACCTTCACTGAAACTGTGATATGTAAATTCATCACGATGGCGACTCTTGATTGTTTCGTTGAAATTTTCATCCAAGTCAAACTGGCAAAAGAAGTCCATATTCGCAAGATACTTATTGATAAGTTTGTTCATAATTGGAAGATAATGTTTGATAATCTTCGCCTTGATACCACTATCCTTCAATAATGTACTCGCAATCTCATAATAATGTTTATCTTCTGCTTGTTTCTTACGATCACCAACATATCCTTTACCCTCACCAATCAACTCATTAAGTTCCTTTTTGGACTCCTCGACTTCTTCACCTTCTTCCATTATACCTTCGATGTTTTTTTGCATCTTCTCAATGTAGCGAAGGGACGAATCAATTTGATTTTGCTTCTCGTTGATTTGTGTTTGTAAGGAATCGATCTCTTGTAACACAATATTGATATCATCCAATCGTTTCCCTGTGGTGTCAATGTTCTCTACCAATTCGGTAATACCTTCTTCTACTTCTTTGCGTTCTTCACCCTTTTCTTTGAATACACATTCCTTGTGGTGTTCTTCGATGTCTTGTTTGCAGGATGGGCAAGTGTCGTTCTCCTTATAGAACTTTACATTCTTATCAATATTTTTGATTTTGTTTTTGAGTTGTTGTTCTAAACCTTCCATCTTCAGAAGTCTTTTTGGTACTTCATCCTTGTCTTTGACTTTCTCAAGAAGGCGATCAATATTCTCTTGTTGCTTTTTGATTTCACTCCGAAGTTCCTCAATCTGCTTGCGGGATTCTTCAATTTCGCCTTTATAACTTTCTGCCGAATCGGACGATTTCTTCAAAAGTGTTTTTATTAGTTTCTCTTTTTCATCAACTTTACTCTTGACAAGTTCTACCTTATGATCTATATCTTTGATATACTCTTTTGCCACTTGAAGTTTCGCACGAACAAGAGTATTCATCACAGAAAACACATCAATGTCTAATAGATTTTCAACAACAAGTCTTCGGTCTTTTGCAGTAAGTTTCATAAAGGGAACATAATTGCCACTCCCCAAGATGACAATTTGACAAAATGATTTGTATGTCATTTTTAGAATTTGCTCCTCAAGAATCTTTTGATAATCTTTTGATTTGGAATCTTGATCAATCAAATTTCCGTTCTTGTAAATCTCAAACTTTTTTGGGTTCAAAGAACGAAACACTCGATATGAATCTTTGCCAATAGTAAATTCAATCTCTACTTCACAATCCTTTTCGTTGATAGAATTGGGTAGTTGTGGGATATTGATGCCACGAAACGATTTGCCGAATAGAGAAAAGCACAACGCATCAAGGATGGTTGACTTACCTGCACCGTTCTCGCCAGAGATAAGTGTATTGGTATCTTTGGTGAGGTCGAGTGTTGTTTTGTAATTTCCTGTTGAGAGGAAATTGCGCCAACTGAGTTTTGTGAACATTATCATACAAAAAATTCCTCTACTATTTCATTAGGCCAATCACTTTTCAAATAGTTTACACCCAAACGAACAAACATTACATTATCATTATAATATCCCTCTGCTGAATCAATTCTATCGAGAGATGCATTATTTGGATGTCTACCACCAGACCAATTTGCCCCCCTGTATGGATAGTCTGGAAGTATCATAGGTTTTTTCGTAATAGCACATAGACCTTTTTGTTTTTTCCATTGTTCTTGCAAAGATTCTTCTGTAATATCATATACTAGAAATTTGTGCATTTCTGGCTTAGAGTCCTTGTGCTTTTTTGCAACACATTGTTTACTCTTTGCTCTGCCCGTAAAATATCTCATAGGATGTGAATCATTGTGTTCCTTATTAGTAAATTTCTGTGAACATCTCTGAGAACAACATTGGGGTTTCCCTCTCTTTGCTGTTCTGTTGTAATCTTTTGCTTTCTTTTCTGCGGATTCGCCACAAAAAGCACAATCAAATGAAATCATTGTGTCTGCCATTATATTGATAAACTCTCCATATATAAATCTTGTATCAGTTGTTTCATCTTTTCTTTATCCTTTACTTCTTCCATACTATCAATCTCTTCATTTATCAACGACACAGTATCTTGTGCCATATCAACCATCTCTTCCTTCGTCCAATCAGCATCATTCAACTCTTCTACTATTGTAATCTTTGCAACGCCACAGTCATAGAGTTTATCCATAAACCTATCGAATGAGTATGGATGTTCCTTGTGTTCTACAAACAATTTTACATATGTGTCATTGAGGTATTGGCAATCGAACTTGTCTGGTTCAATTGGTCCGTCTTCGTCATTGTAATTTATGGAATGAAACATCTTGTGGGGGTTAGGAATAAACTCAATCTCTCTTGTTTCGGTATCAAAAACATGAAACCCTTTTTGCTCATGTAAGTCAGCAAAAGTAATTTGATATTGAGTTCCAAAATAATAAATATTTCCTTGCTCTTGACGGCAATGAAAGTGTCCAGTATATACTTGTTCATATCTCTCAAATAACTTAGGATCCATTCCACCATCATATTTTACACCACGCATTACATCATATCCCTGTAATTCAAGATGTCCAACTAATATGGGTGCTGCTGCATTCTTGATAAAATCTATTGATTCATCATAGTTATCTTTACATACCCAAGGAAGTAGTGCAATGTCCAATCCATCGAAGTTTACAACTTGTGGCTCTTCGTAAAGTTTCAAATCATCTTCAAATAATTCACGAATAGAATTTACCTTGTTTGTGTTTCGGTAATACACATCATGGTTTCCAAGAATACAATGCATCTCAATATTTTCATCACGAAGTCTGTCCATAAACCGTGTTCGTATTTGATTGAGGATGTTGAAATTGACGAACTTGCGTCTATCCATCAAATCGCCTGCGTGTATGATCGTCTTTATGTCGTGTTCTTTGATATATGGAAAGAACACACCATCAAAGAACTTCATAAAATAATCGAAGAAAAGTTGTGAATCTCCTCTAGCCGAGAAATGGCTATCATTCAGAAAGGCTATCTTCACTTTTATCATCCTCTAAAACAGAATCTAGTGTATTCTTCTTTTTGTGTTTTTTCTTTTTACTCTTTTGCTTTTTCTTCCGTTTCTTTGGTGTGAATTTTTCTATATCATTATCTGATAACTTAAAATGATCAGACATTGCCTTTTTTATATTATCTTTTTCGAAATAGTTTTCCCTAATCCAACTACTAATAGTGCCATCATCTAATTCTTCCATCATTCTAAATTTTACATATGATTGCTTCTTTTCTTTTTCAATGCGTCGTAGAAAAGCATAATATATTATTTGAGTAAAATATGAAAACGGATTCTTTGATTTCTCTGGATCAAAATTATGAGCATACATTAAACAATTTTCTATACCATCGCCTATCATTTCTTCTCGATATTCATAATTAATAAAATTGGGTTTATATGACAAATGTTCTGCAATATTTACAAAGCATTCTCCAATATAATTAGTAATAGGGGGTCTATCATCACCAGAATTCTCTGCTTCTATAACCAATATCTTCCACTCTACCATTGCTTTAAAGAATTCTTTGTTATCAATATAATGGTGTGTGTTCTTTTTCTTACTCATAATCAATATTATAAACCCAAATCAAAATAAATCAAAATAATTTTACTTTTTTATTTGACAAATATTATTTTCTATATTACACTTATCTGTGCCAGAGGAAATATGATAGATTAATATATTTAAAGGCATTTAAGTGTCATCATCCTTTTTAATAATGTAGTCAGAAAGATACGGACTCCAATCTCTATAATCGTTTCCGTATTCTTCAGGATTTCTATTTTCTAAATAATCAAGATTATCATTATTAATTTTGTTATTTAACCCATTGATTATATTTCTTACATCTTCTTCTTCTATTAATCCGTTTTCTACAAATGACATTAATGCGTCTGGTGGAAGAAATAAAGTCATAGTTATGAAATGAGAATAGTCTGATTCGTTTGAATATTTATCATGCATGTCTGTGCTTTCATCATCTGCTTGTTTTTGTAATTCTTCTAAATCTTCTTTATCCATATTATTAATATCTTCCATTATTTTGGATAAGAAGTCTTTTTCGCTTCCTTTTTTTATTTGATTTATAAAATTAACCAAACTTTCTATATCATCCGAATCTTCAAAACTTTCATTTTCTTTTGAAAGTTTTTGATTATTCTTGCTCTTTACAATTTTATTTTTATTTTTATTTTGCTTTTTAAAATAATCATCTTTTCTTTTTTCATAATCATATAATTTTAACACATCATTATCTGGTTCTAAAAATGTTGCAACAAAATCCAACGGAATGCTTGTTTGTTCTTGAGAAGCATATGATAACCAATTTTTTAATATTGTAACTTCTTTTGTTCTTCCGTAAGGATCTGTTAAAGTTGAAGATTGAAATATCATAGGTCTTTCAATAATCATTTTACTGCCTTTTTGACCTCTAATTCTAGTAATCAATTCTTCGCCACTTTTAAGTTTTAGTATTCTATATGAATTGTTCATATTATTTCCTCATAATTGAATGCTAACAGATTGCCAATGAAAGTTCTCATTACTATATATTCTTCTTCGTTCGTCCAAATGTCTCATAGTGTGATTTTTGTATTTTTTAAAACAAAGATTATCACTAATATCATATAATTTTACTTTATTTTTAGTCTTAGACTTTCTTAAACCCCTTCCAATAGATTGAAGAACACGAATAACAGATTTAGAAGGAGAAGCAAATATGATATTATGAATATTTTTTATATTGATTCCTGTACTACATGTACCATACGATGCAATTAGAATTGCGTTCTTTTCTTTGTCTATTATCTGCCTTATTTCTTCTCG